CAGATACTTAGTGCGCTAAGTACCGTAAATCCTGCATTAGATACCTTCATAGACGATAAGGTTACTAAGGACAGGGAAAAGCAAGCTAACTTAGGCTACAAGTCATTTTATGAGGCTACCCCTGAAGAACGTAAGGCGGTATCCGCACAGATTAAAAGTGGAGAGATTAACGAACTTCAGTCTCCCTTTTGGGTAGAAGGCTTTGCTCGTTCTTTACTCAGAAACCATGCAACAACCTTTGGCTCTGCTTTGACCCTTGAGTGGAACAGAAAGAAGGATACTGGTGGTTTTGATTTTAATGCGTTTGTTGCTGAAGAACGAGGGAAATACATTGAGGCTAACAACCTGTCTAGCTTCCGTAGTGACCTGTTTAACGACGAGTTTGCAGGAGTTACCCAAAAGTTTGAAGCACAGGTTCAACAGAGAAACTATGAACACCGCATAGCCCAAGCCAAGAAAGCCCGTATGCAAACGCTGGGTGACAGCATGGTTACGGTGCTTGAGGCGGCACAAAACAAGATGGACACAACGCCCTTTGACGCTCAGACAGGGGATAGTTTTTCGGCAAATATTAACGCAGTAATCCAAAGCGCAATAGACCAAGGCATGGACCCTACTGGTGTCATTAACATGGCAGCAGGCTTCCTTGAGGGAACTTCAACTGATTTGTCTAAAAAAGAGGATGAGGATGGAGCAAAAGTAGCTTTAAACATGCTCAGAAATCTCAAGCTAAAAAGCGGAACCTATGGGCTAGTCTACAAAGACCGTTATGAAGCCGCAGAAGCTACTTCCGAAAGATTAATACTTTCAGCAGGGGAAGACGCAGAGAAAGCCGATGAGGATGCCCTCACAGTAGAAAAGGAAAACCTTTTTGAAAAAGTCTATGACGGACTTAATAAGGCCTTTGATGACAAAACTAACCCAACGGCTGTTCAGGATTTTTGGGAAGCCAACACAGATAACCTCCGAAGAATTGGGAAGCTAGACGAGTTTACCGAGGGAGACATGCTGCCAACACTAAATAAGCTCTACAAAACTCGCGGTAAAATAACCCCAGACGTTACCGATGAAGAAATGTTGGATTTATTAGAAAGCGTGGATAAAAACAACACCTATACTTCTCAAGAAATGCAAACTCTTGCGGAAGATATGGGTTTAAGCACCCAGCAATATATAGCGTTCCAGAATTACAACAGAGACAGACCTAACCAATTTATAAAGGAACTAGGACTACTTGGCGTAAGAAAAGCACTGACGGACGGTGTGGACGAAAAAGGTATGTTTGATTTTGGACCGCAAGGTGGAATATCCTTACAGGCTGTTGAAGCTAAGAGTAAACTTAATGCCTTTATTAATAGCCAGCTTGCGCTAGACGCCACTAAAGAAACGAAGATAGCAAATATCTTAGCTGAATCTCAACGTCTCATCGAAGAATACGGAAACAAAGCTAAGAACACAACCATACAAACGCAAGCACAGACCTCTAATAGTATACCCACGGCCTCTGGCGATATTGTTGAAAAGTTTAACAAAGGCACTCATCACCCTTGGAAAAACCCTAACGGGAGCATGGTGCTTTCTGATACTGCTGGTGCCGTTGAAGACTTTTTAAAAGCAGCGAAAAAAGGAGACTCTTTAGACAGTACCGAATTTGGGAAACTCATAGGACCCCTTTTAAAAGCGGGGGTTGCTTTTGATACCATTGAAGACGCGGTTTTGTCAGACTTTCGGTCTTCTTTAGGTCTGCAAGATGACCAAGCAATACAGGAACTTGAGGCTACTAAACCAGACCTTTCAGCCTTTTCAAGAGGCAATGCCCCAGAACAGAGTTCCACTAAGAGTACACGTGAGCCTGTATCTGCCGTAGAGTTCGCCCAAGAGCTTGTGCAAAAAGGCGGTGAGCTTGTTAGCGGTGCCCTGGGCGGTGAACCAGCAGAAAACAAACCTATGTTTGAAGCCTCTGGTGGTCAGTTCTTTAATGACGGTAAAGGCTCGTTGACAGAGCAAGCAGTGGGTGCGGTAGTTGAAGGTGTGTCCGAGCTGATATCTGGAGAAACGGATACGGCAGTAGCCGCAGACGCAGCCTTAGCAAAAGCACAGCAATACCTAAGCCCAGAGGCTAAAGCCCGTATTGCTTCAGGAGAAAACGCTGAAAGCGCCGAAGTGACCCAAGGAAGCGGCACTATCTCCGCAGAGGACCCGCTGTTTAAGCCTGATAATATCTTAAACAGAACTGCGAGAGCGAAAGCGATTGCCGAGGGCGCAGATGAGTTACAGCGAAACTACGAAAGGGAATCCATAGACCCACCAGATAATATTGGGGCCATTAACACCTCCATTGTTAACCAAGGCGAAAAGTTCGTTAAGGCTATTGCTCGTAGCTTTGAGACTACAGGTAAAGCAGGGGCAGAACGCACCCGCGAACTACAGGAGCTTTCCCGTAGGACCTTGAAGGCCGCAACAGCCTTACAAGAGGCCCAGCAATACCTAAGTCCAGAGGCCAAGCAGCGGATAGCAATGGCAACAGAGTTGTTCGTTCTTTCAGACCCCAAAGCCAAAGACCTAGCCACTCGCATTATGGAAGAAGAAGCAGCGATGCTTGTGGACTTCCCACAGCCTAACAACCCTTTCCCAAGGTTAACTGAAACAGATGAAGAAACCAGCAGTCGATTAATAAAAGAAGGCCAAAAGAGAGTTAGTAAAGAAGACCAAGCGATGCTTGTGGACTTCCCACAGCCCACTAATTCAGCCCCACAGATTAGCGACAAGCAAGGCGAAAGAACCCTAACGGCAGATAAGGCACTTGCAGACATAGAAAAGTACCTGACCCCAGAAGCTAAACTACGCATTAAGTACAACACACAGCTATTTGGAAACGAGGGGCTGAAGCAGTTACAGGATAAAATTGCGGATGAAGACCAAGTAATGAACGCGGCCTTCCCACAACCTTTGAACCCACAGCCTCAAGTCAGCGAAACAGAAGCAGAAACCGTCAATAACATACGGGCTGTAGTGAACCTGACAGGTAAGGTTCCTTCGCTATCTAGCATGGGCGAAAACTTACCCAAACGAGCAGCGTGGAAAAAAGCCTTTGGTGCTAACTTTAAACCAAACGGAGCCGCCAAGCCTGTATTCATACGAAAAGCACTTGATATATCAAAAGCAACCGACACTGACGTAACGGCGGTTATCAAGGCTGTTATGGGCAAAGAACAAACGGCAGAGCAAGTGTTCGTTACTTCAGGCTTATCTATGATTGAGGCCCGAAAGCTGTACGAGAAAAACCAAGAAATAAGAAAGCTCTTTGAGCAGATGCAAGGGGGTAATTCCTAATGGATATTGATAAAAACCAAGTGAGTGCCTTTGCAGAACGCATGAGAGCCGCAGAAAACGAAAGCCTTTCTTGGACGGGACGGGCTGGTGATGTTGCTCAAGGGGCCTTTGCGGGTGCTGTAGATGCTGTTGAAGAAACAGTCCAGTTTGCACACTGGGCCGCTGATGGCCTTGCCGAAGGTGCTGGATATGTCATGGGTCAAGATTGGGAAGGCTTTGAGGATAATCCCGACAGGTTTCTTTTTAACCCCGCTAGGCCCACTACAGCCCTTGGGCGAGGTGTTGAAGATATTTCTCAGTTTGCGGTAGGGTTTCTTGGTGCCGGTAAGGTTAAACCCATAGCAAATATTGGGTCAAAGATTTTCAAAGAGGGAAGCAAAAAAGCCGGAATGGTATCAGGGGCGGCTAAATCAGCAACTTCCTCTGTGGTAGCCCATGACCCCTATGAGGAACGGCTTTCGGATATCCTAGTACAGTACCCAGCAACCACAAACGCTTTGACTGAGTTTCTTGCTAGTAATGAGGATGACACTGAGGCCGAAAGACGCCTAAGAATGGGCTTAGAGGACATTGTATTAACGGGTGTGTTAGAAGGTATTTTCTGGGTGGCAAGAGCCGTTAAAAAAGGCGGTAAGGCGGTTGATGAAGCAGATGAAAACCTTAAAAAACTAGATAAGGAAGCGGATGCTACCGAAGCAGCTAACACAGCAGAAAAACGACAGGTTATTGCAGAGGGCAACGCACAGGCGACTGCCGTTAAAGAAGCGGTAGCAGCGGGGGCAGACCCCGAAGGTTTACCAATAGACAAAGTAATTGAAACCGTCCTGAACGATATGGAGGCTGTAGCTAAAGAAAGTAAGACAACCCGCGATTCTGTTATTGATAGGTTAGCCAAGCCAAACATAATGGAATTGGGAAGGGTACTAGGTGTTAAGGTAGGGCAGAACACCAAGCTAAAGACGGTAAAAAAGCGGATTAAAAAAGTCCTTGATGACGCTAGGGAAGGTCAAAAAGTTAACTCAGTTAACAAAGCTGTACCCAAGGTCGATATACCCACAAAGGCCACCCCTGAACAAATACAGGCAATCCTAAAAGGCATTAAGACACCAGAGGATATGCAAGCGGTATTCAGCGGTACTAAGCGGGGTACTTTCAAACTGTTTAACCGCACAGAAGACGGTGATATCTCCATCATGCCTGATGACTTCCCCGATGAGGTCACAGCAGTAATCCAACAAACGATTAACGCCTCTAAGCCCATGCTGGACCAAGTAAGAGGTACTTTGAGTGTTGATGATGTGAACAAAGCGGTTGCTGAACGCCTTTCGGAAACCAGCGACCTTACTGCAAAGCAGTGGATGGATACCGCTTTTCTTCACGCCAGTAATGTTGATGAAGCCATGATTACTCTGCACAGCATTGAGTCTATGCTGACGGAATCCTTGGAACGAGTACACAAGCTGTTCTCTAATGAGCTTTATGAATCCAACGCAGAATGGCAAGCCAAGGCCCATGCAGAAGTGGAAACCTTCAATAACCTCTTGTCTGGTTCACAGAAACTTGAGTCAGTTAGTGGTCGTGCGTTGCGTATGCGCCAAGAGAAAATCTTTGACAGCAAAGGTGTTGCAAAAGCTATTAAGTTCGACAGTAAGAGCGCAGCGGAAGCCATTGTTGACCTTGGGGGCGAAAAGAGCCTTGCAGAGTTTAGGACCCTTGTTCTGGCCTCTGGTGGTGACTTAGGGAAAATCGGTAAGAAGGCCGCTACGCTTCCCAAAGGGAATAAATATACCTCAATACTTGGCGAGACTTTTCGTGGGATGATTTTGTTTAACCTTAAAACCCACGTAACCAACATAGCGTCAGGCTTTGCAGAGTCCGTTATTGTTCCAATGGAAAGATACATGGGTTCGTATATTCCATACGGTAGAAATCCCTTTGGAGCAGAGGCCAAGCAAGTACGCCAAGATACTGTATATCACCTAATGGGTATGAGTTCAGCCTTTAAGGACTCGATTGCTCTTGCCGCTGCATCCTTTAGAGCAGAGAAAAACTTTCTGGACCCTGCCAACACCAAACTAGACGGTGGTGACGTTCAGAATAAGATTAGTTCTGGGTTTGTAGGTATTCGTGGGGATACCACTACGGGTAGGTTCTTGGACACTATCGGTAAAGTCTCGCGTGGGTCCCTAAGAGCTTTGGGGTCTGAAGACGAGTTCTTTAAGCAGATAAATTACAGAGGTCGTGTGTTCGCAGGGGCTATGCGTGAGGCAATGGCCCTTATGGATGCTGGCACTTTAAAAAGCACTAAGGAAGTCAAAGAGTACGCCCTAAAGAAAGTCACAGAGGCTTTCGATGAAAGCGGCAGAGGTCTTGATGAAGGCGCGTTAAAATACGCAAGAGAAATTGCATTTACTGAAGAATTACGGCAGGGGTCTAAAGCACTGGACCTTCAACGAGCCACACAAAACCACCCTAGTTTGCAGCTTTTCTTGCCGTTTGTGCGTACCCCTACAAACCTAATTGTGAGGGCGGTACAAAGGACGCCTTTGCTTCACCTTACGTCTAAAACCATGAAAGAAACGCTTGCTAACGGAACACCCGAAGAAATAGCACAAATGCACGGACGGATTGCGCTTGGTACTACCATTATTGGCGGTATTTATTTTTCCACATTGGAAGGCAAAATTACAGGTGCGGGACCAGCGGGAGTAGACCAAAACAGACTTTGGAGAGCCGCTGGAAACCAACCTTACAGCATTAGAGTGGGTGACACATGGGTTTCTTATAATCGTGCTGACCCCCTTTTCATGCCCATTGGCGCAATGGCAAACCTGTTCGACATGACCAAACACCTAACAATGGTAAACCGAAACAACATTGTTGGTGACTTAATGGATGGGGAAGACACACTCCCTGAAGTTGCGGAATTAGCCGTATCGTTAATCTTTGCTATGTCCAAGACCCTACAGGATAAAGCGTATTTCCAAGGTATAGCTAATCTTCTGGAAGGACTACAGACAGATGACCCAAGGCAACTAGCAAAGTTAACCAATATCATCGAAAACATGGGGGCGTCCTTCGTACCCATTGCACCTCTTCAAGTTACCGAAGGGGCGTCTCGCGCCTCAATAGCTTTGGGTTTAGGGGGAGAATACCCAGAACTTTCGGAAGCAGTGGGCTTTGTAGATAAAATTCAAAGACGCCTACCGTCCTACATTGATAACCTACCCCCAAAGTACAACTGGCTTACGGGGGAAATTATCAAGAACCCTGATGCTTTCTCTTCAGGCTTTCCCATGGTTCCCGACAGAACTACGGAGCTTGTAGGGTCTGAGTTGGTGCGTTTGAATTACCCCTTTAGAGGACCACCAAGACGTATCGAAGGCGTCCTTCTTAACAGCGAACAATACTCTGACTTCAATCAATTCATGGGTAATATTCGTGACCCTAAAACGGGACGTAATCTCATGCAAACACTAGAGGCTGTAATGATGGACCCTCAGTACCGAAGGAATGAAGAAAGTGCCTATGACGGACAAATTCAAACCAGAGAAATACAGGTAATCAGCAAGGTTCTATCGGCCTACAAAAAGGCAGCTAGGCTAAAAGTGTTTGAGAAACACCCTGAGTTATCCTCCGAAGTAACCAACAGAAAAATAAATGATAGGGCGGGAACGCGCTTACTGGAAACTAATAGGTAACAAACATGCCAAATTCATATGTAGAAATAACATCAAACGGGTCTGGTAGTCAGTCCCTAGCCTTTAGCTTCCCTTATCTCAACCAGACAGACATAGGTGTTACTGTAGACGGTGTGGCGCAAACCCTTACTACCCATTGGAGCTTTGCAACTACACAATCCATTGTCTTCGGTAGCCACCCTGCAAACGGCGCGGTCATAAGGATTAGCCGTACAACACCTTCAGCAACTAGGGTTGTGGATTTTCAGGATGGGTCCGTTCTCTCGGAAGCCGATTTGGATAACTCCGCTGACCAGATTTTCTTTATTGCACAGGAAGCCGCAGACACAGCGGCACAGTCGATTATCCTAGATACGGATGGTAAGTGGGAAGCCCAAAGCAAACCCATTAAGAACGTAACAAACCCCACAAATGCCCAAGATGCTGTAACTAAGAATTACCTAGAAAACACTTGGTTATCTACAAGTGACAAAACGCAACTAAACAACCTAAATACCACGAACCTAAACACAGTCGCGGGGTCCGTCAGTAACGTCAATACGGTTGCTGGGGCCGTCAGTAACGTCAATACAGTCGCAGGGAAATCCACCGAGATTGCCGCGTTGGGAACCACAGACAACGTGTCGAACATGGACACACTGGCAGCTAGTGGTGTCGTTGGAAACATCGCGTCAGTCGCAGGGATTTCATCAGACGTAACCACAGTCGCTGGTAAAGCCAGTTTAATTACTTCAGATTTCGTTAGTGACCTAAATACCGTTGCGGTGACAGACGTAATTAACGACATCAACTTGTTAGCGACAAGTGACATTGTGTCGGACCTCAACCAACTTGCTACTAGTGATTTCGTTAGTGACCTAAATCAGCTTGCGACAACCACAAACGTCAACAATTTGGGTACTGTCGCGGGTATCGCAGGGAATGTCACAAGTGTTGCTGGAGTGGCGTCAGACGTTTCAACAGTCGCAGGGATTTCTAGCGCGGTATCTACGGTTGCCGCTGACGGGACAGACATTGGTACGGTAGCTGGTATTTCATCAGCGGTATCAACAGTGTCCTCTAACAACGCAAATGTATCAACAGTTGCAGGAGCCGTTAGTAACATTGGAACCGTTGCGGGTGCTGTAAGTAACGTTAATTCTGTGGGCAGTTCGATAGGGAACGTCAACACAGTCGCGGGGATTTCCAGTGCAGTATCGACAGTGGCGGCAGACGCAACGGACATCGGAAATGTCAGCGGGTCGATTGCTAACGTCAACACAGTCGCGACCAACATCAGCGGCGTCAATAGTTTTGCAGCGCAGTACCGTACAGGCTCTAGCGACCCTACAAGTAGTCTTGACACAGGCGATTTGTTCTACAACACGACAGCTTCGCAACTAAAAATTTACAACGGCACCCAATGGGAAAACGCTGCGCCAGCGGGTAGTGGGTTCCTTGCGACTAGCGGCGGCACGATGACGGGCACTCTTATAGCCCCTACTGTAACGGTAACAGGCACAGTCCAAGCCGACCAGTTTAACAACGACGAAGCCCTGCCAGATGTACGCCCATCCTTGCTGCTAGACTTTGCGAACTCCAAAACGCTAGACCCACGCATCACGTTTACCAGAGGCTCCACTGCGACTTATTACGATGGTAAGACCACGGCGAAGGCCGAGGAGAATTTGCTGAAGTATAGTCAGGAGTTT